TCCAAGAGCTGAAAACCTTCTCATACAAGGTTGTGAAGCGCACCGGGGAAATCCTGCCGGTGATCGAAGACAAGAACAACCACCTCATAGACGCGTTGAGATACGCCGTTGAGGGCCTGCACAGGCGCGGCAAATTGCTGCGTGAAGTGGTGCAGGAGGAAAGCAACAGACTCCCGAGACCCAGAGACGCTTACAGCAGCCGGGATGAAGAGTCGGACTCGTGGAAGGTGGCTTAATGCTTGAACTTAGCAAGCTGAAAATGATGGTGCAGAACGCCGCCGACCTGACGCAAGAGGCGCGGGGGGCATCAGAGCGGGACCGTGACTATTACGATGAGCATCAGTGGACGCCAGCAGAGATTGCTGCCCTACAGCGCCGCAAGCAGCCCGTCATTACGATCAACCGCATTAAGCGCAAGGTTGACGCGATGGTCGGGCTTGAGCAGCGTATGCGCGTTGACCCGAAGGCATACCCGCGCAACCCGAATGACGAGGAAGTGGCGGATATTGCCACAAAGGCCCTGACATTCGTGGACGACAACACACGCTTTGACACCAAGCGTTCAGCGGCATTTGAGAATGTCATTATCGAGGGCTTCGGCGGTGTTGAGGTTGTTGTAGAGCAGCGTAAAGGCCAGTTTGAGGTTGCTATCAACCGACTGCGTTGGGAGGAAATATTCTTTGACCCGCACAGCCGGGAGAAAGACTTTTCGGACGCGGCCTATATCGGCACTCAGAAGTGGATGGACGTAGATACCGCTTTATCTGAGTTGTCAGGCGCATGGGAAGGCCCAGAGGATGAATTGCAGGAACTACTGCAAACATCCATGACCAGCACAGAGACGGGCGAGACATACGAAGACCGACCCTATGAGAACAACTCGTTCCGCTGGGCAGACAAACGCCAGCGCCGTGTGCGTGTGGCGAACATGTATTACCGAAATAAAGGTAAGTGGCACCTCGCCATCTTTGTTTCAGGCGACACAATTTACAATGAGGTTTCCCCGTACCAGGACGAGGACGGCAACCCGACTTGCCCGATTGAACTGATGACTGGTTACGTTGACCGCGAGAACCGCCGCTACGGTATGGTCCGGTCGATGATTTCCCAGCAAGACGAGATCAATAAGCGCCGCTCCAAGCTGCTACATCAGTTGAACAGCCGCCAGACTATCGGTGTAAAGGGATCGGTTGACAGCGTTGCTGGCATGAAGCGCGAGCTTGCGGCCCCCGATGGGCATGTTGATGTGAACATTGAGGCATTCGAGGATGCTGCTCGGGTTGGCATGAAACCTTTTGATATTGTGCCGCAGAATGATCAGGTCTCGGGGCAGTTCTCACTGCTGCAGGAGAGCAAGTCAGAAATTGACATGATCGGCCCTAACCCGTCGCTTATTGGGCAGACAGAGGGTGATGCATCAGGGCGCGCTATTATGGCGCAGCAACAGGCAGGGATGGCAGAGCTGGCCCCACTTTACGACAGCCTGCGCGATTGGACGCTGAGAGTTTACCGGGCAATCTGGGAGCGCATACGCCAATTCTGGACTGATGAGCGTTGGGTTCGCGTGACAGACCAGACTACGGGCAAGAATGACTGGATCGGGGTGAACGTCCCAACTGGCGGATATGTGCAGGTCATGAACCCAGAGACGGGCCAACCAATGTTGCAGCCCGAAATGCAGAACGTATTGGCGGAAATGGATATTGACATCATCATCGAAGACACGCCGGACCACGTGACGCTACAGCATGAGCAATTTGAGCAACTGTCTCAGATGGCCACGCAAGGCATTCCGATCCCGCCGGAGATGATTATCAAGGCGTCGTCCCTCAAAGACAAGCAAGAGGTGCTGGAACTGCTTGAACAGCAGCGCATGATGCAAGCGCAGGCTCAGCAGCAGCAGGCCGCTCAAGAGGGGCAATTGCGCCAGATTGAGGTCGAGACGACCGCACAGAAGAACATGGCCGCAGCCGCCAAGGATGGCGCGACCGCACAGAAAACGCAGGTAGAGGCCGCACAGATGGCCCGAGGTCTGCGCTAACCGCCGCCGGGTTAACAACGGGCGTTTCACACTTGGTTGAGGTGTTATCAGCCCCTGCCGCCGAGGAACGGGCGTTTTCGTGTCTCACAGCGATATTGGAGAGAGCAAATGAGTGATGACAAGTTGGGATTTCTTGACGAGATGTCAGAGGAAATAACCGAAACCCCCGAGGTTGAGGTGGAAGAGCCAACGGCAGAAGAGCCGCAAGAGGTAAAGGCAGAAGAGCCTGAAACCCCTGCGGTCGAGGAAGCCGCTGACACGGGCGAAGAAGAGGCAGCGCCGCCGGTTGCCGAGGTTGAAGAAAAGCCACAAGCCATCCCCGTTACAGCTCTATTGGACGAACGGGAAAAGCGACAGTTGGCCGAGCGCAAAGCGGAAGAAACCGCCAAGCGACTGGCAGACATGGAAGCGCGGATTCGCGCCAGTCAGCAACAGCAGAAAGCCCCTGACTGGGATATGGAGCCGCAAGCGGCTGCGCAGTACCAAGCGCAGGCATTCGAGCAGCGTATGCAAGCACAGCGCCTGGAGCAATCCAAGTTCTTTGCATCGCGTGAGTTCGGAAATGACACGGTTAACGAGGCCATTGCCTACTTTGACCAGAACCCGCAGCTATCGCACCAGTTCATTAATGAGCCTTCACCGTTTCACGCGGCTGTTGAGTTCTATCAAAAGCAGAAGTTCCTGAGCGAAGTGGGGGAAAACCCCGATGCATACAAGGACAGTCTGCGCGAACAAATCCGTCAGGAATTGATGGCGGAAATGACAACTTCCTCACCGTCCAAACCCAAAGCCCCGCCCCCGTCGATGGCAAAAGCACCCTCGACCGGACGGGACGCGATTACGCCGGGAAGCACGTTTGACAACATGTTTTCCTAATCAGTGAAACCTCTTTGAAGGACCATCAAAATGACTACCACAACCCTCGCAACGGCCTCACAGGTCAGTAAGTGGGAGGCGCAGTATTTTGCGGAATATGTTCGTGACTCCGGCTTCATGCCTTACATGGGCAAATCGGTTAACATGCCGATCTGCGTCAAGCATGAGCTGACATCTGGCGGCAAAACCATCAACCTGCCTCTGATCACCCGCTTGACTGGCGCTGGTGTGACCGGCTCCAGCACTCTCGTAGGTAACGAGGAAGCGCTGAACAACTACAACATGCCGATTTCGGTTGACTGGCGTCGTAACGCTGTCGAAATCAAAAAGCCTGAGCGTCATTGGACCGAAATGGACCTGCTGCGCGCTGCTGGTGACATGTTGAAAGTTTGGTCGGCTGAAAAGCTGCGTGATGACATCATTGCTGCGTTCCAGTCTATCCAAGGTGTTGCTTATGGCTCGGCTACCGAGGCCCAGAAAGACGCATGGATTGACGACAACACAGACCGTGTTCTGTTCGGCAACGCTGTTGGCAACCTGTCAACAACCGCACCTGCTGGCGGCGCAACCTATGACCACTCTGGTTCGCTTGCAAACGTTGACGCGACCAACGACAAGCTGACTGCTGCGTCGGTCTCGCTGATGAAGCGGATGGCTAAAACTGCTGATCCTCACATTCGCCCCGTTCGCCACTCGGCAAGCGCGGGCCGTGAGCACTTCATTCTGTTCGCAGGCTCTTTGCCGTTCCGCGACCTGAAAGAAGATTCAGTGATGCAGCAGGCCAACCGTGAGGCGCGTCCTCGTGACGTAGCCAAGAACCCCATCTTCCAGGATGGCGACTTGGTTTATGACGGCGTTATCATCCGTGAAATCCCGGAACAGCCGGTTCTGAGCGGTGTTGGCGCGTCGAGCATTGACGTTGGTCAAGTATTCTTCTGTGGCGCTCAGGCGCTGGGTATTGCTTGGGGCCAAGAACCCAAGATGACCCGCAAGAAGGAAGATGACTATAACTTCGCAGCAGGTCGCGGCATTGAAGAATGCCTTGGCGTTGAGAAGATGGTTTTCAACAGCAAAGACCACGGCGTTCTGACCGGCCACTTCGCGGCTGTTGCTGACGCATAATGCGGCTCAAGTACAAAGGAGAGCAGCCCCGTCAGTTTCGCGGGGCTGTCTTCATTCCCAACAAAATCACGACCGTCCCTGACGAAATCGGGGCGAAGTTGAAAAGCCTGCCTGACTGGCAGGAGGTGAAAGGGCGGGGCAATGGCAAAAACAAGGCTCGACGTGATCCATCAGGCGCTAAGGCATCTGGGGGTACTCGCCTCTGACACTGACGCAAGCGCGGACGATGCAGCCTACACGGGCGGCGCGTTGGACACGCTCTTCGCAGAGATTCAAAACACTCAGGGAATTACCGTTACATGGGCACTCGATGCGACGCCTGACACCGCCTTTCTACCGCTTTCCCGCCTCCTTGCTGTCGAAGTCGCAGACCATTTCGAAGTACCTCCGAAAGAGAGCTTTGCTCGGGCGATGGGGCGTCTACGGGCGGCGCTGATCCCTGATGATCGCGATGACAGGCGGGATTTGGACGATGACGGTACGATAACCGAGGCCGAAATTGCCGCCGACAAAAGAGCGCAGTTTTACTAATGCCCACAGTTGAATTTGTAGGCCAATCCGCCCAGACACAGACGTCTCCGGGGGCCGGAACATCACGCCTGCTGAACCTATACCGTGAGCCTGTTGTGGGCGGCGACAACACGCGCTACCTGCTGCGGCCTGTCCCCGGTCAGAGGGTGAGATACTCGGGGTTCTTCTACAGTTCAGGCACGTTTCAGCGGGCTATTCAGTGGGTGGATAGCCAAATCTACTTGGCTGTGAATGGCTCACTTAGCACGATGTCGGCAGGTGGGCTGGTTTACGAGTTGGCCCCGATTGCAGACGACCAGAATACCACCATCGCAGGCAACCAAGGCTATGTCACGATTGTAGCCGGTGGAAATTACTACACCTGGGACGGAACGACCATGATTGAGCCCCCAGATGGGGCGTTTGAGAATTACGGATCCGTGGATACTCTGGGGCAGCGCATGTTGCTGACGGAGTTGGGAGGGCGTCGGTTCCAGTGGTCCGATGTGGCAGACCCCGAGACACTTGGCGGTCTGAACTTTGCGACAACGGAATCCGGGGAAGACAACAACGTCCGGGGTGTTGTCCTGAATGGCAACTACTGGATATTCAAAGAGCGCAGCATCGAGATTTGGTATCAGACCGGCGCGGCTGACGAGGCCGAGGCGTTTGCCCGTGTATCTGGCGGGATCGTATCAACTGGCTTGAAGGGTTTCAACCTTCTGACCAAGTTCCGAGGCGGTCTGTTCTTTGTCGGTAATGATGACATTGCCTATGTGACAACCGGCGCCGGGTTGCAGCCTGTTTCAACGCCTGCGGTGTCGCGGGATATTGCCGAGGCAAACCCAACGCATTGCCTCTATTACGAGCATGAGGGGCACAAGTTCTGCGTTCTCCGGTTCTCTGACCGGCCTGCATGGGTTTATGACTTCTCTACTCAGGAGTGGCATGAGCGCTCAGAAGGCCCGGATCACGGCGCATGGGACGCAATAGGCGCAACGCAAGACTCCCAAGGGATTTGGATTGTCGCGGGTGCGAACG